TATTCAGACAATAAACATCTCCATTACTAATGAATTTAAAATTAATATAATTAATTTTAATTTCTCTATCAATTATCATTTTTTTCAATAAATGAAAAAAACGATCCGTAAATAAGGAATCTTCAAATTTTTCTTCATAAATTTCCAGAGGAAATTTATATTCTAATTGTCCTGTTTCTTTCAAAAATCTTACTTGAAAAATAATTTTTTTCAATTCTTCTAAATCGACACAATTTACTGGATTTATGAATTCATAAATCTCAAAAGCTACATCCGTAGGTAACTTAGTAAATTGAATGAATTTATAAATACTACTAAGTGAATAACGAAAACTAAATTTTTCCTTGTTTCCCTTAGTACCAATAAATCCGGCTAATGTAGCATTAATAATTTTATCACTCATTTTTATTGTTAACTATTAATATATAATTCTATTTTAAATTTTACATTAATAAATAACGCTTCAAATTTACAAAGCTTTGGCATTATTTATTATAAATGGTTTGCAATTAAGATAAATATATCAACAATAAATAATAAATAATATATAATTACATATATTATATGTCTGTGGAATTATCAAATACTCAAAATGCGTTGATGGGATCATTTGGAAGCACAGTTGAAGTTTTGATCCAGCATCCATTAATTACTTATAAAAATGCTTTACAGGCTAATAGAAAACTTAAACCATGTGTTACAAGTATTTACAAAGGAATATCTATAAATGCAATTACCATGGGTCCGTTAACAGCTGTTCAATTTGCTGGTTTCGGAATTTTTTATAAACAATTTCAAAAACATAATATTATAGAAAATCACGAATCACGATCTATTATTAGTGCTACAATCGCAGGAACTTTATCTGGGTTTATTGCAGGCCCAGCCGAACTTATCATCGTCCAACAACAAAAAACTGATAAACCATTTATACAATTAATGAAATATATGAAAAAAAAATATGGACATCGTGTTATCCCAAAAGGAACGTTTCCTTGTATGGGTCGGGAAGCAATTTACACGGCTGGAATGTGTTCTCTTACACCAATCCTTGAATCAAGATTATTTACATCATTCCCCTCTATTTATAAAAAAAAATCTGTAAAATCATCACTTAGTGCCAGTATTGGTTCTGGATTACTTGCTGGAGTAATTTCTCATCCTTTTGATACAATTAAAACACATATACAAAATCACCCTGATGTCAATTCATTTAGAGCAACTAGAGATTTATTGCATACAGAAGGATGGGGTTCTTTATTAAAAGGAATCTTTCCTAGAAGTTTAAGAATTATTGGAACATTTTTTATAATAAATCAGTGTAATCAATTTTATATAAAAAATATTTATCCAAAATTCTAATTTTTTTGTTTTTTCCACAATTTGGCAACTGCTGAGAATGCTTCTCTATGAGATTTCTTTGGATTCTTTTTTTTATAAATTGGTATTTGTTTTTTCATAAATAATTGGTAAGCATTTGGTTTTTTACCACCAGTTTGTTTTTTTCCAGTTTTTCCAGTTTTTACAGTTTTTACAGTTTTTACTTTTTTTACTTTTTTGATTACTTTTTTTGGATTTATAACTTTTAATATTTTTGGTGGAGTTTTTACTACAACTTCTTCTTCTTCTTCTTCTTCTCCATATTCTACATTTTTTTCCAATCCAAATTGGGATTTGCCTAAACTAATTACTTTTACTTGTGGTATATTACTAATTTCTGGTTCTTTAAATTCAGAAATTATACCACAAGTAGCATCAGGTAAATCATGATAATTTGATAAAGTATTATTAAATTCATTTATTGATCTATTGTTATTAGTAGGTGCTGTTTCTCTATTATTTAATTTGTTTAATATTTGTTTTAATAATTGATTATTTTCTCTTAAAAGATCTTCAATACCCATTATTATATATAATAATTAAATAAGAAATTTAAAATAATTTATGTTCCTTTTTTAACTTTATCTGTTTCCATTTCTTTAATTTATTAAACTTTATAATAGACATTTTAAAAATTTCTTTAAACTCTATATCTGATAAATATGTTTCTCTTTTACTGATATCAATATCAATTGCATAATTATTTTCATCATTTTTTATTAACATTTTGTAAGGATAAATTTTTATATCAGTTCTTTGATTATCTATTCTATCTATAATCTCTTTAATTTGTTTTACTAATGGCATTATATATTTATTTATAAGATACTAAATTACTCATTCTAACTGGATAGTTGTCAATTCATATTTATTTTTATCAGCTGATAATTTAAATAATTTATGAAGAGGGACGTCTATAAATGGAATTTTTTCTAAACTCTCGTCCATAAAATAACCTAAAATACACCTTAATACTGCTGTATGTGTAATTATTAAAACAGTATCATCTGTTCTTTCTAACTCTAAAATAAAATGTTTAATCCTATTAATTATATCTCTATATGATTCACCATAAGGATATCTAAAATTTAATTTATCCTTTTTACGCTCTTTATGAATATTTGGATAAATTAACTCTATCTGATCATAGGTCATTCCATCACAAATACCAGCATCTATCTCATCTAGTAATTTTTTATTAACAACTTCATACTTTTTTAGAAAAGGTTTACCAGTTTCTATTGTTCTTTTTAAAGTACTTGTAAAAATAATGTCTATATTATCACCACAATTATGAATATGAGTAAATAACTTTGTACTATATCTTCTACCCTTTTCAGTTAATCTTGAATTCCCACCAATACTCTTTTTTACATTATCTACACTCTGTCCATGACGCGATACGTAAAATTTACCAGAATTTATATTTATATTCATTACAAAATTACAAACCTCAAACTTAAGATGTGTATCTATTTTTGAAATATTAAAAGACCTTTGAACATCAATAATCTTCATATATGAAACGAATTCATCATTGCCAATTGTCTCATATACCTTTTCATAATGTTGAAGTCTTTTACGAAAATCATCTAATGCTATTTTAATATCTATATTTTTATAATCATCATTATGTAACTTCATTTGTAGATTCTTTTCTATTATAAATTTATTTTTACAAATACTTTCTAAAAATAAATAATTTAATCCATTTTCCTCTAAATGATTTACCAAATTTTTACGACGTTCTTTAGTTGTATTTGTTGCATCAAAAATGGAAATTGTTCTACCAGAACTATTTAATGTCCATTCAATTAATTCATTTAATACTGTAATTGCTAATTCCTCTCTAATTTTATTTGATTGACTATCTCTTGAATCAAAAAATTTATGATCATTAAAACAATTTTTGAAAAATTTACGACGATAATTACCAACATTAAACATTTTCGCATTATAACCTATCCAATTAAAATATCTACGAATCTTATTTGAAATATAACTCTTACCACGAGCAGGTAATCCTACCATAATTATCACTAGTTTATTATGATCTTTGTCCATTATCGAAACATATTCTGATTCACTCATTAATATTATTATTTAACAATATGTTAATTAAGATTTAATATTATATTGCTAAATTCGATTTTGATATTTCCTATCTATCATATTGGGACGCAGAACCAATTGATAAAATCGAATCACATTTAGAACATCTAAAAACTGTATATTTTTTTGGATTAAATGACCAACCTGAACCATTTTTATGAGTTCTAATTATATCTTTATTAAAATCATCTACTTTATTTTTACAATATGGGCATATACCAAAATATTTTGGTTCTTTTTTTTTGCCACCAACTTTTTTTACTTTTTTACCACCAACTTTTTTTACTTTTTTACCACCAACTTTTTGATGAATTTTACAAAATTTACCATTTGTACATTTTCTAGTACAATTGGTACCTTTTTGGGTTTTCGCAGAACAAGACATTTATTATATATAATATAATAAAGATTTTTTATAATTTACTACCAATTCTTCTTTGTTTTACTGCATCTACTAATTCAAGAACAACTTCCACTGTTGTTTCAAAACTCATACAAGAATCTGTTATCGATTTTCCATACTCTAAAGTATCTGCTTTACCAAATATCAATTTTTGTTTTCCCTCATTAATATGACTCTCCATCATCATACCAATAATTGATCTATCACCAGAACTAATCTGACCACAAACATTAGTACAAACCTTTGGCTGATTTCTATAATCTTTTCCTGAATTTCCATGAGAACAATCAACCATAATCTTGGGGGCAATATTTGCTTTACTTAAAATATTTGCAGTTTGTTTAATATATTGTGACTCATAATTAGGTCCGTCACGACCACCACGCAAAATAATATGAGTGTCCTTATTACCTCTTGTTTTAATTATAGCAACTAAACCTTGTTGAGTAACTCCCATAAAACTATGAGGATGACGAGCAGAAATTATAGCATTAGCAGCAATATCTATTGATCCCTTTGTACCATTTTTAAAACCAACAGGCATACTTAAACCACTTGACAATTCTCTATGAACTTGACTTTCCGTTGTTCTAGCACCAATCGCAGCCCAACTCATTACATCAGCAATATATTGAGGCGTTATTGTATCTAAACATTCATATCCACAAGGAAGACCCATATCACTAATATCCAATAACAGTTTACGAGCAAGACGCATTCCATGATTAATGCGACAAGTATCATTTAGATAAGGATCATTTATTAATCCTTTCCAACCAACAGTTGTTCTTGGTTTTTCAAAATAAGTTCGCATTACAATTAAAATATAATCTTGAACTTTTTTTGATAACTCCAGTAATTTTTTAGCATATTCCATAGCACTTTTTGTATCATGAATAGAACATGGACCACAAACTAATAAAATTCTATCATCATTACCATTCAAAATATCAGCAATTTGGGCACGAGCTTTCTTTACAGTTTGAGTTGCTTGGGTTGTAATTGGAGTATCCTCCAATAAACAAGCTGGGGGAAGCATTGGAATTATTTGTTTTACATTTACATTATGTAAATTGTTAATACCGGGTTCATCATGAGTTCGTAAAATGCGAGAAATACGTTTAATATCGCTATCTTCTGTTAGATCCATCAGTAAATTTATAATTTTTATTTAAGATTATATTGTTAAATCTATATAATCATAAATTTACCATTTTTATATCTATTTATTCAACTTAATTAATACAGTTTCACCACCATAAACATATTGACCCTGTTTTACTAAAATATTCATTTCTTCATTACCTTTGATTGGAACAATTATATCTACACGAGAACCAAATTTTATCATGCCAATTTCTTCACCCTTCTCAACATTTTTTTTAGCATGAATAAATGGAATTATTGTTCTCGCAATCATTCCAGAAATTTGAACAACTGATATTGTACCAACTCTTGTAACAAAATTATGAATCATTCTTTCATTAAATGTACTTTTTTCCCATAAAAAGGCAGCACGAAATGTACCCTTTTTATAAATCTGACTTATTAATAAACCATTATAAGGTACATATTGTATATGAGGATCTATTATTGATAAAAAAATAGAAATATAAACTTTATTATCTATTTTCATAATTTTTTGAATTCGACCATATGATGGTGAAACAACCACATCATCATCTTTGATAACTTTTATAACAGGTCTCTTAAAAAAATTATAACAAATACCCATCAAAATTAATGATACTACTACAACATATATATTTGTCCTATACATCCCAATTATAAATAATATTACTGGAACTATTAGAGTTTTTAAACCATATTTTACTATATAATTACGCATTGAATATACTATATTAAATATTTATTATATAATTTTCTAACTATTTTTAATTTACAATAATTTTATCATCCATTTTTGATAAGAAAATATTTGGAAGAGCAGTGGTTTTCTTTATAACTCTTCTTAAAAATACACCATTTAATTTAATTGTAAAAACATTATTATTTACTTCAATATCATAAGTTATGCCTTTGCTTGTATTAATATGCGCATATGAAATTACTTCTTCTGATCCCCAAACACCATTAGTACAACTATTACATTTTACCAATTTACCACCTTTCGAACATAAATGTAATAAATCATTTACACTATTTTCTGTTTGTTCAATAAGACTAATTCTATAAT